ACTGTTGTTGGTGATATCTCTAGTGGAATGGGTTTACGTTCTACTTCAGTTGGTGACCAGATGTTGGTCGGCACCGAAAAGTATGTAGTCGCACCAATGGGATTTGAAACTTTAGAAGGAGAACCAGTATGACAGTAAAAGCAAAAGGTAGACCATCTACTACTGTAATAGATTTAGATGGTTCAGAAGGTAATGCATTTTGCCTTCTGGGATATGCAAACGCTACTATGAAGAAAAGTGGCTTTGATAAAGAGATGCAAGATAGAGTCTTAAATGAGATGAAATCTGGTGACTATATAAACTTACTGAGAACTTTTGAAAAGTATTTCGGTAGTGTATATACACTTCAAACTTCTAATCCAGAATATCTGGATGCATTTATGGTAGAGAAAAGTGCTTAAGGAACTATTAACTACATTTGTTATATCTGCATCGGCTTCTGGTGTAGATGTAACTCCACAAGGTGCAACATCATATCTAGATAAACAAGCAACTTGTCTTGCAAAGAATATGTACTACGAAGCTCGTAGTCAAGGACTTGCTGGACAACTTGCAGTTAGTTTAGTCGTACTGAATCGTGTGAAAGATGATAGGTATCCTAATACAATCTGTGAGGTTGTGCATCAGGGGCCTGTCAGGGAATCGTGGAAAACTAAAGGTAAGGATGTTCCAGAATATGAACGAACATACCATCCAATAAGAAACCGTTGCCAGTTCAGCTGGTACTGTGACGGTAAAAGTGATGAACCGAAAGAACCAACAACTTATGGTGCATTGTATGACATGGCACTTGATTTAGTTTATGGTGACATAACTGTTGTTGATATAACTGAAGGTGCAACACATTACCATGCAGATTATGTATTTCCTGCTTGGAGAAAAACCAAGACAAGGACAATTGAAATTGAAGACCATATATTTTATAGGTGGGAAAAATGATGTTAAAAGGTTATGCGAAAAAATATGAAATTCATAATGGAGTTGGATACGAATATCAATTCGATAATGGATACGGTGCATCTGTGGTAAAACATGATGCATCTTATGGTGGGAAACAAGGTCTGTATGAGATTGCAGTACTTGACTCCACTGGAGATTTGTGTTACAGTACACCTATTACTGATGATGTAATCGGTTATGCAACCGAAGACAAAGTATTGGACACTTTACATAGGATTAAAATGTTATGAACTTTTTTTACTTAGATGAAGACCCATTCAAGTCAATTGAGTATCATTGTGACAAACACATTGTCAAGATGCCTACAGAGTACAAACAAATGTTATGTACTGCACATAGGGTTCTTGACGGTGAGATGTATTATGGTAGGACTAAGAGTGGTGCAAAGATTAAACGGTGGAAACACCCAGACCGAAAGATGAATACTCATTTATATCTTGCTGGTCATGTCAATCACCCAACTAATATATGGGTGCGAATGTGTCGTGAGAACTATATGTTAATGTTTACTTACTATAAGTTGATTTGTGACGAATATACATATAGGTATGGGAAAGAACATGGTGCAAAGGATTATTGGTGGATGTTACGAGAACCACCAAAGAATATGCCGTCTAGTGTAATGGGTCATACGCCTGTACCACAAGCTATGAAACAATTCCCAGAATGTATGGTAAAAGATGATACTGTACAAGCGTATCGTAATTTTTATACTGTTGCAAAGAAAAGTTTTGCGACTTGGAAAGAAAGAGGTAAACCGTCATGGTACGAGAACATGACCCAGAACCCCAACGCTACTATGATTGGATGCTCTGGAAACTGAGGCAAGAAGACATGAGTGAACAAGATGACCCAATGGATGATATAACTACAATAGGTAGATTGAGTGGTTGGATTGAAAGACCACACTTATCCAAAGAAGAGTTACTTATGCGTGATATTGCAGAAATGCAATCCCAAAACCATAAACTTATGTTGAGAGTAAAGGAGTTGGGGGAAGAGATAAATAAACTAAAAGAGAAATTAGATGCCAACTTATAATTTTAAAAACAATGAAACTGGTGAAGAATTTGAAGAGTTTTTTACTATGTCTGGTCGAGAAGAATATCTAAAAGAAAATCCTCACATTCATCAAATGCCTTCAATGTTTGCAATGTCAGGCGGAACTGGTGATAGAATTAAGAATGATGATGGTTGGAAAGAACAAATGTCTAGAATTGCAGAGGCAAATCCAGGCAGCCCAGTTGCAGATAGATATGGTAAAGAATCTACCAAGAGTGCAAAAACCAGACAAGTTTTAAAGAAACATGGAGTGATTGATTGATGCCGAAAAAACAAGATGTTAAGATTGATGATTTAGTAACAATTAAACCGATTACTGATAATCAAAAAGTTGCCTTTGAGGCATTTAAAAAAGACAATAAAGAATTATTTCTTCACGGAGCCGCTGGAACTGGAAAAACTTTTATTTCTTTGTACCTTGCACTTGAGAAAGTATTAGACCCAAGTACACCATATCATTGTGTGTATATAATTCGCAGTGCAGTACCTACAAGAGAAATAGGTTTCTTGCCCGGCGATGAAGAAGACAAAACTGCACTTTATCAGATTCCATATCAGAACATGGTACAGTTTATGTTTGAACAACCTAGTGACCAAGCATTTACAATGTTATACGACAGACTGAAAGCACAAGGTTCAGTTATGTTTTTAACAACATCATATCTGCGTGGTATTACATTAGACAACTCTATCATCATAGTTGATGAATGTCAGAACTTGAACTTCCATGAACTAGATACAATTATGACAAGAGTTGGTCAAGATTCCAGAATTATTTTCTCTGGTGATTTCTTCCAATCTGATTTAGTAAAAAATGCAGATAAAGATGGTATGCCTAGATTTTTAGATATTATTGCAGACATGGAAGAATTTGCATCTGTAGAATTTAATATTGGCGATATTGTTCGGTCTGGTTTGGTACGAAGTTATCTAATCAGTAAGACAAAAAAAGGAGTTGAAGTATAATGGCTAAAATGTTTTCAACCGCTTCAGTTCACGAACCCATTAAGAAGGGAACTTCTATGGGAAAGAAACCTATCACTTCTACCATGAACAAACATAAACGTAGAAGTTTTAAAAAATATAGAGGACAAGGTAAATGATAAACAAAGAATACAATCGTTGTTTAGAGATGATTCTACATCATGAAGGTGGATATGTAAATCATCCCAGCGACCCAGGCGGCGAAACTAACTTAGGCGTGACTAAGAAAGTTTATGATGCATACTGTAAGAAAAACGGTCTAAGACCAAAATCTATGAGAGATTTGGAAGTAACAGATGTCGCACCTATCTACAAAACTGAATATTGGGATAGAGTAAAAGGTGATTCACTTCACCCAGCGCTTGCACTTTGTATTTTCGATTTTGGAGTAAATGCTGGAACTGGACGAGCTGCAAAGTTCATTCAAAAAATTGTCGGTACAACAGTTGATGGTGGTATCGGCCCTAACTCTCTTAAAATGATTGATGCATATGTTGAAAAACATGGTATTGATAAAACAGTTATAATCTATCAAGCCGATAGACAAAAGTATTATGAGAAGTTAAAACACTTTGATACTTTTGGTCGTGGTTGGACTAGAAGAGTTAATGAAACTACAGAAGCTGCATTAAAATTGACTTGACAAGTGTGTTAAGTTGTGGTATTATATTATAATTAAATCGTGAGGATATATTATGTTTACACACAAGCCTGTAGAGGTTACAGAACTCTCTACTAAAACCGTTAATCGCAAGCGTTTCTACGAAACTCCAGAGGGGAAACTTTACCCCTCTATCACTACCGTTTTACAAAGACGTAAGATGGAAGGTCTTATGGAGTGGAGAAAGAAAGTTGGTGATGACGTTGCAAACTATGTTGCAAGAACAGCAGCCGCAAGGGGTACGAAAGTACACCATATGTGCGAAGACTTTCTAAACAATAACTTTGATGAAGAAGTTCACAAGAAGAACTTTCTTCCATACACTTTGTTTGGACAACTTAAACCACACTTACAAGACAAAGTAGATAATATTATGTCTCAAGAATGTGGTTTATACTCTGATAAATATATGGTAGCAGGAAGAGTTGATTGTATCGGTGAATACAACGGTATACCTTCCATCATTGATTTCAAAACTTCTACAAGAGAACGAAATGATGATTGGAACGAATCCTACTACATTCAAGCATCTGCATATGCAGAAATGTTTGAGGAAAGAACTGGAATCGAAATCAATCAGATTGTAATTCTAGTTGTAACAGAAGACGGAATCGTTCAAGAGTTTATCAAGACCAAACAAGACTACTTACCACTACTAGTAGAAGCGATTGATGATTTCACATCACATTGGGAAAAAGAAAATGAGACAGCTGCTTAGTGCATTGGTTTTATCACTTGTTATGGGAACAAGTGTATATGCATCTACAA